CATGATCAGAAAAATTTACGCCAATCATATGGTCATATTCATGTTGAAAGATCCTGGCGGGTAGACCATTAAGTTCTTCTACTATATATTCACCATCAACATTCTGGTATGAAATAGTAATCGAAGAAGGTCTACTAACCGTTAACCACAGACCAGGATAACTTAGACAGCCCTCTTTAGCCAATGTGGTTTCTTTTGACATTGCAACAATTCTAGGGTTGAATACATTTTTCCGGGTAGCATCATCTGACCCCATAACAAAAACTTTAGCATCAATTCCTACCTGATTAGCTGATAGCCCCAGACCATGTAGTTCTCTACATTTAAGCCATAGTTTGTCAGATAATTGTTTAGCATCTTCTTTATCAAAATCAAATTGAGTGGGTTCAACTCGAAGTTGTGGGTCAGTAAATTTTAGTAGTTCCATAATTATTTCTTTCGACTATATCCAAGTAGTTCATATTCTTCTGCCAAAAAATTCATACAGAATTCATATTCTTTATCAGTAAGTTGTTCGATAGTGAACTTCTTTTCGTTTTTACTTTCGTGAACGGAAAGATTTTCTACTGTCTCCTCAAACTTATGAACATTTATACTGTCTGTTATTGGTTCTTTAATCCAATCTAATTGACTATGATAAAAGTGATTAGTATCTGGATTATTATAACAAACTGAAACATGAATAGCAAACTTATAGAAATCTCCAAATAGTTCTATTCTACCATGATTATACATGCTTATAAGTCGGTCTAGAGGTTCTCTGACAATAGTAAACTCATTATATCCCGTCATGTCAAACTGCGAAAGGTAATTTCTAACGTGTTTTTGTTTTACATGATAAGGATGACCGTCTTTTATATTATAATCAATTCTTAAATCTTTACCATCGGTGAATAGTTTTCGTATTGAAGAGCCGGAAGTTTTAGGAATATGAAAAAATAAAATCTTTTTGGTTTGATTAAAAATCATACAACCAGTTCGCTGTAGTTGTTTTTCTTTTCGAACTTAATCAGACTGCGGAACTTATCAAACAATTGGTCGCCCTTGTGGCTGATAACAAATACGTTAGTTTCTTCACCTAGAGTATCAAGTAGAGACATAACATAATCGGTACCGTTGTTGTCAAGCGAACTATCAAATACCTCATCCAAGATTAGAAGATTGGTAGCCACGCTGTTCTTCATCTTAGCGATTGTGCGCCAGGTAAACAGAAGAGCCAGGTCGATGCGCTGCTTTTCGCCTTCCGAGAATGATGCATAACTGAAATCATCGCGATGACGAGACTTGATAGTCTCGTCAAACTTTTCGTCCAGATTAAACTGCACAAAGAAGTCCATGGACTGTAGGTATTTATTCACCAGTTTATTGATAACTGGAAGATACTGCCGAATAATCTTAGTCTTAATACCAGTGTCCTTGAGGAGAGTGGAGACAGCATCCATGTAATGCTTTTCTTCATTCAACTTGGCCTTTTCTTCGTTCTGTGTAAGAACTTCCTTAGCATAAGATTTTAACTTGGTCTTTTCAACATCAATGTCGGCAGTCTTAGTTTGAATATCATTTAATTCCAGATTAAGTGCTTGAACAAGACGTTGCACGATAATAATCTCATTGTTATTAGCGAGAATTTCCTTGTTCAATTCTTGTATCTTTTCAACCAGAGCATTATCCTGAGCGATAAGTTCTTCTAGTTTTGTAAACTCTTCCTGGAGTTTCGCCATACCAGAAGAAAGTTCTTCGATTTTCTCCTGCCGAGATGATACGATGGTTTCTTTATGGTCGTGAGCAATACCCTGCTGGCATGTCGGACATTCGTCTGTCTCATTGTAGAATGCCACTTCCTTCTGGAGGTCGCGGAGTTGGGTGGAAAACTTTGTCTTGAATTGATCGAGTTTCTTTTGTTTGGCTGCAAGGTCGCCAAGGGTAGCGCGGGCTTCTTCTTGCGTAATCTTTTTACCTTCGAGTGTAGTAACAAGATTTTGGAAACTTGCGATGGATAATTCACCTTCGTCAATTCGAAAGATAATTTCATCGACCCTCTTTTCCTTATTTGCTTCCAGAGTATCAACATACTCCTTCTGAATCGAAGCCTTCTGCTTTAGAACTTCCAACTTACCGTCGGCGTCTTGTAATCTGTCCTTCAATTCATTCATCTTGTCTTTTAGGACCACGTTCATTGTGGTAAAGATTTGAATGTCAAGTAGGTCTTCGATAATTTCACGGCGGGTACCAGACGGCAACTGCATAAATGGCGTGAACGAGGCAGACCCAAGAATAACAATTTGTGTAAATGACTTGTAGTTCAACTTGAGAATGGATTCCTCAAGATACTTCTGATAGTCACGAGCGGCTGCGTCTTGGTTAATCAGGTCACCGTCTACATAGATTTCAAAAAGATTTGGCTTTATGCCACGAACAATCTTATACGACTTGCGTCCAGATTGAAATTCCACCTCAACCAGAAGTTGCTTCTTATTGATTGAGTTTACCAACTGAGGCTTGTTGATGTTACGAAATGGCTTACCGAAAAGGCTAAAGCACAATGCGTCAAGCATCGTTGACTTACCACCACCATTCTCACCAACAATCAGAGTGTTAGGTGAGCGGTCTAGCTTGATTTCGGTGAACTGGTTGCCAGTTGAAAGAAAGTTCTTCCAACGAATTGCGTTGAAAATAATCATACAGTAACGTTCTGTGCCTCGACATAAAGTTCTTGGAGAATATTTTTAATTCGATTTTTTTCTAAGTCGGTTTGAATAGTATCAACGAAGTCAGAAAGAACAGTCATAGTATCTTCTACACTCATTTCTTCATCGTCCATTGCTTCTGCTTCAAACTCGGAAAAGTCTTCGATGATTTTTAGTTCGATGAGATTTAGGTCATACAACTTATCGACAAATCTATCGAACTTATAGAAGTCTGTTTTCTTTACGACCACCAAGCGGACGCAAGAACCAGCCATTGGTAGAAGATCGATATTAGCAGGGTCACTATTAGTATCGTCATAGTATATTTTATGAAATATCCTAAACGGGTTTTCATAAAATTCGACCTCGTTAGTTTCCGTATCGTAGATGTGATAGCCTCTTGGATCATTATAATCATTCCAAGTAAACTCATAAGTGTTACCAAGATAGACAATATTGCCAGAACGACTACGATGGTGAAAATGCCCACTACAAACAAGAGGGAACTTATCGAAAGATTTCGTATCCATCCCATGGTCATTTTTGTGGCCGCGATACATCTCGAAACCAGCGAATTCGAAGTGTCCGAATACGGCTTGTGCGCTTGAGGCATTTACAATCTCCATAGTTTGTTCATAGTTGCCCGAACAAATCCAAGGAACAAGCAACAAATTTTTACCATCAACGATAATTTCTTCCGCTTCCGAATATGTAAGAACGTTTTCATATTCTCTGAGAAGAAGGTCCAGAGAGTTCACATCATTAGTATTCTTGAAGAAAGTATCGTGATTGCCAGCAATCATATGAACGTCAATTCCATGGTCCCTGGTCTTGTCAAAGAAATACTCACGGCACTTCTTCAACGTATTATAATTTATAAACTTGCGCCTATCAAAAACATCACCAAGATGAATGATTGTCTTGATACCTTCTCGCTCTAGATGAGGGAAGAATGTTTCGGTGTAAAACTTCGCAAAGAAGTTATCAAACGGAATGGAATCTGACCTAGCACCAAAGTGAGTGTCAGTAATCAACGCAATCTTCATGACTTCAAAATTCCAAGTAGAGTATTGGTCTGGCTGATAGCATCATCAAGGGCATGGTGATGTGTATCATTTTCATTGGCACGAATCTTAGCATTGCTTAGACCCATGAGATTCATAACGGTACGATAACACATGATGTTACTGTAGCGCCAAGGATAAACAAGGCCGACCGCGTAATAAGCTGATTCCAAAATAGTGATATCAAATGATGCGCCATTACCCCACGGCATTACCTTATCTTTACCAATCCAGTCAGTAAAACTTTGTAGTGCATCCGCAAGAGGTAGTTGGTCGATAAGAAGTGCGTCTCTTGCCGCGGCGCTTTGCTGCATCCACCATTCAATGGTAGACTTGTCAACATGAAGACCCGCAGCCTTACAAGATTTAGCATCAATGTTGCAATAGAACTTATCGATAATACCTTCAGCAAGAGTGAACTTAGTAGCACCAATAGATAGAATGGTTGCATTGGCTCTTGTCGAAAGAGTTTCCAAGTCAATCATTACATGAACGGTATTAAGATCAGTTACTTTCACTTCTTTTTCATTCCATTATCTTTAGCATATTTTGTTAGAGCCAAATCGCAAAAGTCACGAATGTTCTCTACACTAACCATATAATTATGCCGAATATTAGTCGGCGTTGTCTTGTCAGCCATAGCATCGACCATCTGCTGGACGATAGCAGGGACCAATAGTTCCTTACTCATATTTCACCTTACTTCGTAGGCGGTGCAGCCTTGTTGGCTTCGGCAGCCGCTTCTGCGGGAATGGCTTCTTCTAGAGCCTGTTCGGGGTCGGTCTGTTCACCATCAGCAACTCGCTTTAGTGTAATCTGACCATTACAAATCATATAGTGCTGGCCTTCACCTAGCTTCGAAGATTCAAGATAGATGCAGCCCGCGTTCTGTACCGAAATTGTCTGCACTTGTTCGCGATGTTCTGCCACATTAGAAAGCACAGAAACCAAGCCCGTGCCCGCAACACCGAGCATGATGAGCGCGAACCAATTATCGGAAAGAAATCTCTTGGCCACAGGGACAGTCAAAATGCGTGGGGTATTTTCAGTAGTCATAATAAGCCTTTCAATTAGAGTTATGTTTACATCTTACTCTAAATCTAGTCCCGAGTCAACAGTTTTTTGTTTGTCCAGATATTTTGGTCGGCGCTTAGGAATATTACTGACTTCGGCAGGCTTATCAAAGTCTTCTACCAAGTCAATAGTCTTTTTAAGATAGTCAATAAACTCATTACCATAATCGCCGCCATCGTGGTCTTGCGTGATTAAATCATGAACATCTAGATTTCGAATGTATCTATATTTGGCCGCTTGCTGTTTCTTCTCTTTCGCAATACGGCGTAAGAAGGCATAATAGGTAATCTGTGTGAAGTAAGCAAAGGGATTCCTAGACTTAGCAGGATCGAAGTTATCGATGTAAGTAATGCAGTTCTCAATTCCATCAAGGATCATCTCCTCACGATATGTATAGTTGATGAAGTTAGATTTATATGCCAAGTGATTGGCAATTTTGAGAAAGCATTCGCCCAGATAATTAGGGACGCGAGGCTTCTCTTTACCCTCAGCTTTTGCAGCCAGAACACTTTCTCTATACTCGGTAATTCTTTCTAGAAATAAAGCGTTGTCCACATAGTGAACATTATTTTTACGATTCTTGGCCATTTGCCCTCCACATATTACATAGTTTGTTATACAATAAAAATTTGGTTATTGCAATGTTTTTATTTAAAAAAGTATTTACAGGTAGCGATTCTTGTGGTATAAAGGAGTGTAGCTCCTAAAGAATGAATCTAATTAAGTAAGTTTCTGCTTCTTAGTATTCTTGCTTGAAGCATTTCGAGTTCGTCGTATTCTTCTTCTGGCTCGGCAGCAATTGGGTCGTGACCCACATACATTTTATATTGCTCAAGAAGGTGGTCCTTCAGTGTTCCGGTGGTGAGAACCTCTCTTACACTCAAAAGAAAACTTTTATCTTCGGCGATGCCTATCCAAGGTTTCAAAAGAAAAGTTTCACCGTTTACTCCGCCCTGAACAACAGGTACAGGAATAACTGCGATTGGGTCGTCTAGCCAGAGCATTTCTCCTTCTTCTGTAGTTCTAACTCCGGCAATAAGGGTATCTCCATTCTTTAGTCTTAGAACGGTCACGTTCTTCATAACTGAATCCTTACTAGTTTATAATTAAAACTTTCTTCATTGTAAATTTTAATTCGTTCTATCATATGAGATAGTGTATAATTTTTTCTACTTTTCCATGTTAGGTCATCACCGATATCAAACAGTTTACATGCTGTTTTGTCGGTACCTTTTCTAAGACCTCTACCAATCGACTGTAAATTTCGGATGCGCGATTTGGAAGGTGATGCAAAGATGACGTTGTGCAGATTTCTTATATTTATGCCCGTTGAAAACGTGCCGTAGGACGCTATAATGATGGCGTCTTTTTCTTTTTCCGTAATATCTCTAATGGCTTCTCGCTGTTGCGTATCAGTTCCACCGTGGACAAAGAAAACTTGGCGAGTATCTCCAACCTTATTATTGATTAAGTCATACAAAACTTGGCCGTGCTTTTCTACGAATTGAAACAACACTAGGGTATTACCCTTCTGAGTCGTAGCCAGATTTTTAATCACATTGTTTCGTTTAGGGTGTGCAACTAACCAGTCCATTTCTTGCTGGTAATTGTAATCCTTCATGACTTTCTTTTCTTCATCGGTATAGTCTAGCACGATACAATGAATATCTAGATCGGCCACGGACCCTTGGTCCATAAGTTCCTTTGTGGAAATTACTTTCTTGACTTTACCAAAAAGACCCTCAAGAATAAGTTTGTGTGTCTTCGTTCCGTCTAGCGTCCCAGTGGTGCCGATGCGAAACTTTGTATTGACACATTTATCAAAGATAGACGTTAGCGACTTTGCTTTGAACAAGTGCGCTTCGTCACCATAGATAACATCAAACTCATCAAAGAATTTTTTCGGTAGTTTGTAGATAGACTGCCAAGTGGAAATTACAATCTGCGCTTCATTTGTTTTCTCATGCCCAGCATAAATTCTGGCACAATTCTGAGATGCATACCATTCCGTGTGTGATGCGTAGTCTTGAAAGTCCTTATACATCTGTTCAACAAGTGAAGTGGTAGGAACAATGATAAGTTGTTTGCGACCAAACTGTTGATGGTAACGCATTAGCAGATAGATGATGAGAGACTTACCAGATGCGGTGGGCGATAGTAGCAACGTGCGGCCGATGCGAATAGCATACTTGACTGCCTCTAGCTGGTAGTCTCTAGTCTCAATTGGTTTATCTTGACTATGCAAGTTCAACGATTCCGCGAACTTCTGCACATCCTCTATAGTTACTGGGTCACCAATTCTTTCTATATCAACGTCTACTGAATAGTCAAGTCTTTCTGCAAACTCTCTGAGATAAGGTAAAAGGCCAACGTAGAGTTCTTTTGTCCAGATATTGAACAGTCTTGCTTTGCCGTCCCAAAGTTTAGCGCGATACGTTGGCATGAAACGTGCGCCCGGGACTTCAAAGGTGAAGTAATCATTTAGTTCTTGTGCAATTCCTGGGTCACAATCGACCGTCAGATGCACTTCATTTTTCTTGGAAACTTTTAGATCACTCACATCAACCCGTTTGTAAATTTAGTCCACTCAATGGCATTCTTAATGTCCCATGTTCTACTATTTAGTGAGCGTATAATTTGCTCTAATTGATAGAGCATGGCTTTGACATATTCTACCTTGTCCATTGACCGAATGATATCTTCATCGCAATTGATACGATCTTCCATATCATGCTTCAATGGCTTTAGACCTTGATACTGGTCCCAGCCACGTTCTTGTAACTCATCATGGCTCATCTCACCGCGCAAGTATTTTGCTTTATCTCTGCGCATACGATAATAATCTGCTTCTGCTTTTCGCAATTGCAGTTTAGTATTGGATAAAATGTTTAGATACTTAGCGTGAAGTTCTGGTGTTTTTGTGGACTCTCGACCCAGATTTAATTCATCAATCTTAGAGTCACTTGTCCACATTTCTTGGACTTCTGATAATTTCATAATAACCTCAATTAAAAATAATATTATAGAACCGTAATGTCGTAATGTCTATATTTAAATGCTGCAATACCCTGTAAGAAATCGGCACGACCTGTGCTAATATCAAAGTCAAGACCTTCTAGACTTATAGGAAATACGTCATAATATGTAATCTTGACATTAGGATTATTGTCGGAATCTAGAATGAAGAAATCTGCATCTGAGAAATTTCCTAAGTCGCCCAATCTTTTTTCTGGTACCGCGGGGAATCTATATCTCTGAGAATCATTCCATCTTCTATATTCATCATGATTGTTTGGAAACCCTAATCCAATTAGCCAGTTATAGAGTTCGATATAGTTTCTCATATTTTCTTGAACGAGAAATCTTATTACCAAATCACCGTATCCTAGTTTATCGCCAGGAACAGGTATTCTTGACAGTGGCGTTTCCAATGAAGGTGAGCCAATTTGAATTGCAGGTATGTTTGCTGCCTGACAAAAGTATGACACATTGGGTAGATTGTGAATTTGAAACTTGAAACCATTAGGCTTTAGATAATCAAGATCGCTGGGTTGTTGATTTACCCAGTTAGCTTCTGTCACTCCTAATTCTGTTTTTAATACCATGAGTGTCTCCTTATGCAATATTTATAACGAAAAAGGGGAGAGCATTTCTGCTCCCCCCAGTTTCTTGCAACCCTTCCTCTAATGGGAAGGTATCGATTACATAAGGTTAGTAACCTTAACGCGACGATAGTATTGGTTGCGGTTGGCAGTGAATGTATCACCGTCAGTTGTGCCGTTCGACTGTGTTACGAATGGGTTAGCAATCATGCCGTAACGTGTCTTGAAGCCAATCTTTGGCTGGAAGCTGTTAGGATCGATAGCACGAACCATTTGTAGTGGAACGTATGGGCAGTAGAAGAGACCAGCGTCATAAGCGTTGGCACCCTTATAACCAACAACGTAGAACTGGCTAGCAGCGCCGGTGTTGGCTGAGTAAGGATCAACATAAACCTTATAACGACCGTTTAGAGTACCAGCAAATGTGTTGCCAGTGTCATCAACGTTCAGGTCAGGCGAACCCTGTAGAGCGCGGCCTGTGTCAAGAACACCTGCCATTGCAAGAGCAGCGGCAACGTCCGACGAACAGATGATGAAGTTACCCTTACCACGGCGGGTATCTTGAGCGATTACGTTAGCGTCACGTTCAATGTTGAACAGAAGACCCTTGAAGCGTTCTACGCTCCAACGACCGTTTGAGTCAACGTCAAGGTCGAAAGTACCAGCAGTTGCGGTCGAAGCCGAACCTGTCTTAGCTACCTTGTAGATTGTGCGAATAACTTCGCGGTTGATTTCAGCAAGAATTTCTTGCGAAAGGATGTTGCTGAGTTCTGATTCAGCATCAAGACCGTGAATAGCCTTGAGATCCTGTGCAAGTTCAACTGTGTATTCTGCCTTTAGAGCGCGTGTCTTAGCAGTAACAGTTGTCTTCTCGATTGAGAATGCCATTTCGCCGAACGATTCACCGTTGTCAGTGCCAAGAGCTTCTGCGGTTGATGTTGGCATTGCAACACCAGTTGTGTAAGTACCATCAACTGGGTTCGAACCGTCGTGTGATGCGCCGTTTGCGTCACCCGAGAAATCGGTATCTGCTTCGTTGAAGAGAGCTTCTGCACCATCTTGTGTGCTATAGCGCGACTTCATAGCGAAGATCAAGCCTGTTGGACCTGTCATTGGCTGAACGCCAGCAACATCATAAGCCATCAGGTTTGGAAGAGCGCGGCGAACGAGCGAGATGAGGATTGGGTCATAACGGTCGATGTTTGCTGCACCCGAACCGGCAATGTTATTTGCTGGTGCGTCTTCGAAAAGGGCAGCCTTTTCTTCGCGTAGTGCTTTTTCTTGGTTTTCGAGAACGACTGCGGTAACCGAACGCTTGTAAGGGTCAGCAATTGCGCCGAGACCTTCATGATTTAGAACTGGTTCCCACTTCTTTTGTAGTGATTCTGAAAGAAACATTTAGTTTTCTCCTTGAGTTTCAATATCTTTTATTTATAAAAAATTACTTTTGAGCCATTTTGTTGAGTGCTTCAACATACTTATTGACTGTCGATTCGTCTACTAGTTCAACGCCTTCGTCTTCTAGCTTGTCTTCCACAATGGTAGACTTAGAAGCTGGGAAATAATTTTCCTTGATAACGTTTAACTTTTCTTCAAAAATGCCTGCATTCTCGAATTCTACATCAGCCACCAATGACTTGAACTTCTCTGCATCGGTCTTAGCAAGGTCCTCAGCAACAACGGCGAAAACGCCTTCTTTCATTAGTTCTACATTGTTATTGTGCAGTTCTACATTTGCAGCAATTTGCTCGTCCAGCTTAGCCGAAAGTTCTTCGATCTGGCCTTGCATTTCACCAAGCACATCATATTTCTCTTCGGGAACATCGATATAATGTTCTGCGAACAGGTTCTTCATGCCATTGATGAACGACTCTGCAATATCATTGCGGAGACCATTATCGACAGCCAGTTGGTTGTCTTCAACCCACTTTTCAATTACATAGCTAAGATATGAATCGACCTTCTCGGTCAAGTCAGCCTTAAATTCTTCCATCAATTCAGCCGCTTCTGAAATTAGGCTTTCTTCGATGCTTTGAACTTGATTGGCTACGCGGGCAGTTACCATCGCTTCAAACAACGACGAAGCCTTGCCACGAAATTCTTCTGATAGCTCTTCGTTACCATCGAACAGTGTTGCTAGATCAGCGGTGAAATCTTCTTCGATCATTTCGCCATCTTCCTCTGTTTCTTCCTGAGCTACATTGCCCTTCGATGAAGGTTGGTTAACTACAGAAGCAGGATCGCTGTGGGTTACGAAATTAGGTGCAGCACCAACAGTACCAGTATGTGACATTAGATCATCAACCTTGAGAGATGATGATTCTTTTGCACCTGGATTTGCTGTATCGTCGTCACGTTCGCCTGAAATTGTTGCATCTTGCGATGAACCTTGACGAGGCTGAGTTTGATCGCCCGCTACCTTACCTGGAATCGAAGTATCTTTGCCCTTCGATGCACCCATTTCGCCCTCAGGCGAAGCATCTTCTGACGAACCCTGCTTAGGGTTGGTTGTGTCTCCAGCAACCTTTTCGTCTAGAACTTCTTCGGATAGTTGCTTCTTAGTCAGCAACTCTCTGATTTTGTTTTCTACACTCATTTGCGTCTCCTAAATGGATTTTTATATTTTATTTATAAAAATATTACTTTGAAGAAAGATGACGCAAGAAACGTTCAAAGACATGCAGTTTTGCTTCTTCGAGTTGTTTCTTACTTGCTTTCTTAATATACTTTTTGGACATATCGCAATGCTGTTCGGTCCAAACACCATTCACAACTACCCATTCTTTATTTTCCATGATGCCACGAACGAAAGCATCTGGTGCTGAGGGGTCAGCTACGATATCAGCCGCTGTTGCTAGATGGAAGTCATCTTGCACAACTTGAACACCGTCTCTGTTTTCCTTCAAAGTACCGAGGCCTCTTGACGAAACGCCAAGTTGACCACCAGACTCAATTAGACCACGAGCGATATTGCCCATTGGTGTTTCAGTGAGTTTCGCTTTACCTACCCAGTTGTCACCATCGCGGCGAAGTTCTGTGATGATATGCGATACACGATCCAGATTGATCGATGGACCATCTGGGTGTCCTAGTTCGCCGAATGCTCTGTTGTT